CTACGATAACCGCGCATTCAACATGGCTATCTGTTCGTCGTTCATGTCATCAATCCACATACCGTAAATTTCATACACCATCTGCGCAGTTTCATGCCCCATTTGGCTGGCTATAAATGCCGGGTTCGCTCCTGCCGTCAACAGCCAGCAGGCAAAAGTATGCCGCGTATGGTACGGATTACGGCGGCGAATACCAGCACGTTTTACTGCTGCATTCCACCTTGCCCCCAAACTGCTTACCGAGTAATAAGGTTTTTGTTTTCCGTTACACACCCTGGGCATGAAAACAAAATGCAGTTTTTGCTTTTCGGTTCTGCCGTACTCCCGATGATAAAAGGTGATTTCGCTTTTGCGATGATGCCCGGTCAGTTTGTATTGCTCCTTCAGTGCTTCAAGAGCAGGCTGCAGTAGTGTTACTGTTCGGATCCCGGCATTTGTTTTTGGGGGACCGAACATATCAAGTATCGTCAGGTTTCTTCTGACATTCACTATTCCCTTTTCGAGATCCACATCCTCCCACGCCAGAGCTGCCAGTTCCCCGTGACGAAGTCCTGAGTAAACGGCAAATTTCCACAAGTTCTGGCTCTGTCCTTTTTCACTTTCCATTAATGCATTGAATTCTGTTTTAGATAACGGATCAGGCTTTATTCTGTTTCGCTGTAATTTTTTTACTCCTTCAAATGGTTTAGTTGATATAAATCCCGACTGATACGCAAAACGCAACAGCGAACAGAGCAGGGCGATATAGTTATCAACTGTGCGCACGGTTCTTCCTTTTTTGTTGGATCTTGGATTATCCAGGTAAAGCGTTTCTCCATGCAGCAGTTCATTCCGGTAGTTTAAGATATCGCTATAACGAATATGTGATATCGGGGTACTTTCACAAATTATTATTCTGAGTGTTTTTAATTGTGATTTCGTTTTCTTCATTGTGTTTGTTGTTAACTCTGTCTCTTTAATTTTTGTCCAGATATCACAAAGCTCTCCGAACGTTTTTATGACTCTCGTTGTCACCATTTTTGCCCCAGTGCTGGACTGGGGAAAACGTCTTAAATACTCAAATTCACCGGAGTTTATTTCATGAACTATCAGCGATCTTAAATTTCCGGCCTTTTTAATATTACTGTTTGTAATCTCCCAGCCTTTTAATGTTTCCCGACATCGTTTTCCTCGAAACATGAACCAGATGCGAATGTATCTACCTCTAATCTCGACACCTGTTGGTAATTTAGACATATCATGAGTCTTTGATAAACTGATTTATCTTTGGATAGTTGTACCAGATAATCCCTCGTTTGCTGTCTGGCTTACCTAAAGGAGATACTCGTTTGAAGTGGAAGCCCTCCACCCAACAGTTCTGGCGGTATGCTTCAATTTGTCTGGCCCCCAGACCAGTGCGAAGCATCAGGCCGTATTCAACCATCCACTCTTCATTAAAGATTACTTGTGCCATCGCATCACCTCTGGCAGGCGCCAATGTTAGACTGAAATTGACGCCCGATGTTGATTATTAATAATCAGCTATGAAGTTTTAATTTGAATACAATGCAATTCTCGAGGACTGAAGTTTCTCGCAATTAAAATTTATCAGTTTTACTTTCTGCTCTCTGGAAACGCCTGCTTCTTTTTTACCTGAGAGCATTTTTTCGCATTCTGATTTCGTTAGTTTAGATTTTGAATATCTTGTCCAGTTAGTAGGAGTGCCACCTTCCTTTTCAATAGTGGCGGTAATTTTATACATGAACACCTCCATTATTATTTCCAGTGGTTCGTTTATTCCATCTTTCGAGTGCTTCTTTTTCACTTCCACCATAACCGGTTCGGGATTCGCATCCGTTACACTTCGCTCGGTAATATCCTGAAATGGCTTTCACCGTTACTGATGGACAACCACAAAATGGACATGGTTTAACATTGTCATATCTCATAATTTTTCTCATAAAAAATATTTCAAGTTGGCGGTGCATTACACCGCCAGGCTGAATTATTCCTCTGAATTATCGATTACACTGTATTCCCCGGTTAATACAGAGGAATCTGCAGGATCGATTGTCAGTGGTTCCTTTTCATCCATTGATACTGCACGCTGGATCTCAATTGATACGGGCAGATATTTGAACAGGCGACGAATAGCCGTTTTCTTTGCCATTTCTTCCCAGTGAGTTACCCACGGCCCGTTATTACCAGCTTTACTCAGGCTGCGCACCAGCTCAATCTGTTTGCGCGTCATAACTTCAAACTGAGTACCTCCGTCTTTCAGTCTTGCGACAGCATAGACGTGGGTAACCGGGGCATCTTCGTTTTCTCCCGGGCGGTGTATTAACTTTTCATCAAGGCCAAATTCGAAGCTAAACTCGTCACCTTCACGGACAACACGGGCTGACAGGCTGGCGATTTGACCAGAACGGCGAGCCAGATCAATCATGCCGCGATAGCCAATGATTAGCTGAACGTTCTTTTTACCGCTCTTTTCGTTTTTATTACCAAAAGGCAGTAAATATGCATGACCGAGGGCGCTACCTGGCTCAAGTCCGAGCTGTGAACACTGTACGATCGCACTGACAAAACTCATAGTGTCACAGTTTCCTAACGCCGGAACTTTACGAATTTCTGTGGTGGCGATACGGATCATACGTTCAGCCGTCATATGGCGTGGAAGAGCTGCTGCCAGTTGCTCTTTCATTGATGGCTGGTTAATAAAACTAATCACGTCGCTATTTTTAACTGCTGCTGGTGCACGGTTTCCCTGAGTTTTTTGCAGATCGGCTTTTGCGATTGGTGGTTGCTTAGTCATTTGCATATTCCTTAGCCCAGCGGGGCAGTGATAATGTCTTAATAGCTGGCCATTCATCGGTATTCAGGCAGTCAGACAGGGTTCGCAGATTGCGGTGATATTCCTGTTGACCTGCCAGTTTTGCTTCTTCGCCCATCATGAAAATTTCAACCGGATAACGTCCGCATTCAATAGTTGTGCTGGCAACCAGAAAAACGAAAGTTGGCTGCACTCCAAACTGTGCTTCATAACCGTCACTGTAGAATGCATCCTGAACGTGATAGCGGTAGTCGTAATAAGCGGTTTTGAATCGTTGAATATCCGCCGTAGTTTTCACGTCCATGATCCAGTGAAATTCAGGGATAATTTTGTCCGGACGGCACCGACACAAAATTCCTGTTTCAGGATCTTCCCAGTAAATTGATGATTCAGCGTGTCCGGCGCTTTCAACAAGCCATTGCCCCAGCGGCAAAGCCATAACGCTTTGATACATGAGTTCAATTTTCCGGCCTTCTTCCGCAGTGATAACCGTTTTTCCTGTGCTTGCGCATTCCATCAGAAACGCTTTCTCTTCTTCTTTTCCGGCGTTTGTACGGCGGTTAAATTCAGGTGCTACGATAAAGCGGTTACTGAATTCTTCCGGTTCAAGTACGGGAAGATGCTCCAGAGTGGCTTCGCTCTTTATTTTTTGTAACTGTCCTCGATAATTTTTTGTACATTGATGGTGATAGCCGCATTACGAATGATGAGAACAAGCCGTTGGGTATTAAGGCTTTGATCGAGCGACTTTGCGCAGAGAATGGTCAAGAAACAGATCATGAGGATTTCGATTCATGGTACTGCTATGATGCTTTGAAAGCGCGTTTGCAACATATGCGTTGGTTTCAATTTTATGATGCTGTTGAGATTATCGGAGATCTATTAAGAAAAAGAGATGTAGAAAGAGGCCATACTTGGGGTAAGAAGGCATTAGAAGACATTACTTTTACATCATATCGTCAGAAATTGAACGAGTTATTCGCATCTCGAAATATTGACTGGAAAATGAATTCTGCTGGTAGGTTAGAAACACCACTACCAAATGAATTAGAACAAAAAATCGATGAAACTAACAACTTATTGCAAGACCAGTTTGAACCTGCAAGGAGGCACTATGTGAAAGCCCGGGCTTTTGCATTAGGTGCGCATAAGGATCCAGAAAATTCCATAAAAGAATCAATAAGTGCAATAGAAAGCATGTGTCGGACTTATTATCCTTCAGCCTCAACCTTGGGCGATGTATTAAAACTGATGAGAAAAGAAAACACTATCTCACCTATGCTTTTAACGGTGATAGAGAAATTTTACGCTTATACAAATGCAGAGCCAGCAGTAAGACATGGTAGCAACAAGGTTTCTTCTGTCTTGGAATACGATGCTGAATTCGTGTTGCATATATCAGCAGCATTTATTAGAACAATAATACAAAGAAAAGCTGTTTTGGATAACTAAGTCAGACTTACAGCCAACTGACTGTCTCTTATTATTCAAAACATAATAATGTTAGGTCCGCTTATCGCACATCAGGGACAACCATACTCAAATCTCCCACATTGCAGGAGATTTGAGTGTGAACACGTCACCGTGGAACAAAGACTGTATCATCGGTCAAAAAAGACCTGGTTATCTAGCAAAAACTTTTAACATACCAACAAACTTAATTTATTTAAATGCTATTAATACAACTAATGTTTAAAATATATATTTTATATCAACCCAATTTTTAGCATTATTGTCAACTAAAGTAACGCTATGTCCATGACTTGAATTTATAGCATCGATTACTGATTGTGATGGGTGTCCATGTGAATGACCATCCGACTGAGCTATAAACAAAACATTATCAAAATCCGCAATTATTTTTTGATTGAAATTTAATTCCGAACCATGATGAGGTAATGTCATCACCCTTACCGTTTTAATCACTTTTGAATAGAATTCAGCCCATTTATTATAATACAATGATGTATTAAGCTTTGAGTCACCTGTTAATAAAACAGATCTAATTCCTTTATCTCTATCAAAGAGAAAATGTCGCTCAACCCGACTATTTCTAAAACTAAACCACTCACGAGAAGGCTCATTAACAATTTTCATCTCAGCTTCTTGATTATTAATAATCAAGAGATTGATTGATATTACATTATGATCGCCAGCAAGTTTTAAATAACACTCGCGTAATTTCTTTCTTTCCCCCGTGCTAGTTAATATTTTAAGCATTTTTTTCTTACTTAACTCAGTAAAACCATTTTCTATTAACTGCTGACTGAAAATTTCAATTTTCTTACGTGAACGGGGCGGTATCCAAGAAATAAATGACATTAGTGTATCAGTTTTGTTTTCCCCAATCCTTTTAACCAACCAACGGTTACATTCAACATCTCCTTTGGAGTCAGATATTTTCATTGGTAAGCTTACAGCGCTACCCTTAATGTTTTCACTATTAAATATAGGAGGGTCAAAATTATCATCAATATCACTGGGGTAAAGCAAAGATATATCTGCCTCAGGCAACCTTGATTTTATCCATTTGACAGGATCAATGAGAAATTCCATAAAAAGACCTGACGTAGAATTAGAGCATAGCTCCGATGCAATTAAGTAATAGCTATCATGGATATCTAGGTATGGTAATACAACCTTGCGTATTTTGTTATCTACAAGCTGACATAAATGGTCAAATCCATTTATATGGTCTGAATCCAAATGAGAGATGTATACCACATCAATATATTTCTCATCAATATTAAAGAGAGATTTAGCCACATCCATCTCCCTACGCAACGCATTTAATTGGTCACTTCCGCAGTCATACACATAACTGTAAAGCAAACTACCATCCCTTCCCCTCAGTCCGCCTAAACTAAATCCACCCTGGCCAACGGGAAACAATCTTTTATGAAATACTTCTCCGCTCATATATCCTTCTTACACCCTAACGTGATCATAAAATTGTCTTAAAGTTAAGTTTAAAGCTAAAAAGTCACAGCTCATTCCAACTCGTGAGCAATAGGAATGTATATTCAATCAGTTAGAGGATCAACCCGATTTTCTCTAATGAGATTTCGCAACGCAGTACGAACAGCAGCTACTTCTGCCATCTCATTAACAACCACACTGGACTACAATCCCCTAAGTTCTACAGACTGTAACCATATCCTCTTCACAGAAATAATCTGATTAATGCTGAAGGTCATCTTTCTCGACGCGAATGTATGACATAACAACCTCAGTTAATTATCTTTCGATAGAAAAATACCTTCACAAAAGGTTTAAGCAACCCATCACAAGACAACACGCTAAGCTTGCCTTGTAAGCGTCCTGCTTAACCGAACAGTTCGCTTTCAGAGGATCTCCGGAGAACAGCTCCGATGCCTTATAAGGCCAATGCTCGCTCCTCGCTCACTGCGGACCTAAGGTTTGGTCAGCTTGTTCGCACTCTGCCAAAAGCGGGAGTTACTCCCATTCGGTGTTAATCAATGTAGAGCAGATCAATCAACGACAAAGAAAATGAGAGGCATATCACTACTCATATGAAAATTATTGTAGTAAAGTGAGCCGTAAGTTCATCATTTATAAATCATATAGCATATATGTTATATCAATTTTAATTTAAATGGCAGAATAATTACCATGGAAAAAATTAAAGCTCCTTGTCCATATTGTAAAGGTGAAAAAAATTGCCACATAATAGGCCATAAAAAAAGAGAATGGAGTGAGGATGATGGGGGCAACTATTTTTGGGCTGAAAGTGAATACAAATTATTAGAGTGTATGGGGTGCGACGGAATATTTACATATATTAAATCCCGTCACAGTGAAGATTACGACATTGAAAGAGATGAGTCAGGCTATGATTGTATGGTATATAACTATCATATATCAACATATCCCACTCAAGAGCAAGAAGAGATTAGACCAACTTGGTTTGGTGAGATATTAAACAAAGATCGTCAGCTGTATGTAATAATGAACGAAATGTACATCGCATTTCAAAATAAATCATTCATTTTAGCGGCGATTGGACTTAGAACTATTTTTGACAGAACAGTTGAGGTTCTAAATATTCATCCAGGATATACATTAGGCCAGAAGGTTGACATTCTTAAAGAGGAAGGTTTTATTGGGGAAACAGAAAGGAGCCAACTTAAAATTGTAACCGAAGCTGGCAACTCAGCTGCACACAGGACATGGGCACCGAACGAAACTGAATTTAAATCGCTTTTGGTAATTATAGAAAATTTTGTAATGCGAACAATACTAAAAAATGAGGATATATTTAAGATTACAGAAAAATTACCTGCGAAATATCCAAGACCTCCCAAAAAGCAAGAATAATGTACGTAAGTGTAAATAGAGCTAAGAGATTATATATTGACTCTGGTTATCTCTATTAGCACATGCTTTTTGTAATGCCTTAACTGATTATTTAAACTCCTGTCAGCTTTTCGCTCAAAGCGGACTAAAGTGTTGGCTTGTGACTGACTTAGCGCATTTAAGGAAGTGGTGGTGGTGACGGGGTGTTGTGTCCCATTTCCACAGAATAAATCAGAGAAACTATAGCGGCTGTAATGGCAATCTATGGTCTTGCTATTGCTCTTATGGATCACCTTTCTGATTGATTTCATATTGGCGAGGTAACGGGAGTTAAGTAGAATAGCTGCGGGTGCTTGAGGCTGTCTGCCTCGGGCATGAACACCAAAGGCAGATAGAGAAAAGCCCCAGTTAACATTACGCGTCCGGCAAGACGCTTAACATTAATCTGAGGCCACATCTATGCTTTGCATACGTAGATTAGCCTCTTACCGACCAAAAGGTCAAGGAGAAGCAGGCTATGAAGCAGCAAAAGGCGATGTTAATCACCCTGATCGTCATCTGTTTAACCGTTATAGTGACGGTACTGGTAACGAGGAAAGACCTCTGCGAGGTACGAATCCGAACCGACCAGACGGAGGTCGCTGTCTTCACAGCTTACGAACTTGGGGAGTAAGAGGACCAGCGGGGAGAAATCCCCGCAACCTCTGATGTATTATGCATCCTCAACGCAGCCACAGTTAACCTGATTGGCGGGTTTATTTCATCTGTAAATATTTTTATAAAAATAATGCCCACGCACAGCATAAAACAAAAAGTATTACAGATAAAAAAGGAACGTAATGTGCAGATTTGTTGTTTTCCATATTTACTCACCTTAATATGATTAATCCTGATAGGGTTGTTATTTCAGCGGTTTTCAAATGAGATATTATGGTGATCTGACAAATTTGCATAGCATTAAAATTTAATTTGTTTAACCACTTTTAATAATAAGCGTTGTTTGCATCCCAGCAATCTGTTGTTTGGTTTTTATTCCATTAAGGTGGGGGCTTTACACTGGAACCAGTTTATTTATACTTTATACGTCAGCCTGAACAACTGGCATCTGCTGCACTGCGCCATCGAGAGATTGAGAAATGGCGCATATACAACTGGTCAAACAAACTTCTTCTGGTTTACTTCTCCCGGCGACGCCGGAGAGTTGCGATTTTCTGCATCAAATCAAAATAGGTGAGTGGATACACGCAGACTTTAAGCGTGTGCGTAACTACGCATTCCACAAGCGTTTTTTCAAACTCCTGCAACTGGGATTCGATTACTGGACTCCGGTCGGTGGGGCGATCACGCCTCGCGAACGAGAACTGCTGTCTGGTTTCGTTGATTACCTGTGCGAATCAGTTGGTCGGGAACACACGCCAGCCCTGAGTGATGCCGCAGAGCAATACCTTAACACCGTTGCGACTCGTAGAACCCGGGATACGGCGTTGCTAAAGTCGTTTGAGGCTTTCCGCGAGTGGGTAACCATTCAGGCCGGATTTTACACCGAGCATATTTATCCGGACGGTAGCCGTGGGCGTCGGGCAAAATCCATCGCTTTTGCGAATATGGACGAAGTCGAGTTTCAGCAGGTTTATAAATCTGTACTGAATGTGCTGTGGAACTGGATTCTGTTCCGTAAATTCTCCTCTCAGGAGGAAGTTGAAAATGTGGCCGCACAACTACTGGAGTTTGCGTAATGGTGAATTTACGTAAAGCGGCTAAAGGCCAGATGTGCCAGATCAGAATCCCTGGCTACTGCAATCACAATCCCGAAACCTCTGTGCTGGCGCATTACAGGCTGGCGGGGACGTGCGGAACAGCGACAAAACCACACGATATGCAGGCGGCGATAGCCTGTAGCTCATGCCACGATCTAATCGACGGGCGGGTAAAAACCAGCGATTACACCAAAGAAGAATTGCGCCTGATGCATGCTGAAGGGGTTTTTCGCACACAAGAAATCTGGAGAAAGAAAGGTCATTTATGATTTACCCAACGAATACAGGAAAAAGCGGAGAACACCTTCGCCTCACCACGCTGGAAAGTGTCTGGATTCAGGGAAAACTACGTATGTGGGGGCGCTGGTCGTATATTGGCGGTGGCAGGTCAGGGAATATGTTCAATCAGTTGTTGGCATCCAAAAAACTGACGAAAACAGCCATTAATGAAGCCCTGCGCAGAATGAAAAAAGCGGGAATAGAGAAAGCTGAGCTGGAAGCGTTTTTGCGAGAGATGATCAACGGCAAGCAAAAGAGCTGGCTGGCGCATTGTACTGATGCAGAGGCGTTATGTATTGATCGAGTCATAAGTGAGGTGCTGGCAGAGCATCCAGGATTGATTTGCATTCTCCGGCAACGCTATGAAGGGCGGGGGATGACTAAGCGCAAAATGGCTGAATTGCTAAATGATGCACACCCAGAGTGGTGTTTTAGCACATGCGAAAAACGGATTGCTAATTGGTTAGCTGTTGCTGAGTATGCCCTATATATTCCCATGCGTGAATCATTTGCTGAGAAAATGGCTTGATTTCTTACGTATAAACTGCTTCAATTTTGCTATGCTTCGCAAAGCTGTATCGCGAGGCGGATTGCAGACATGGACATCGTAAAAAAACCGCTTAATGCGGTTTTTTTACGTCAGGAAAGCAGGGGAGAATGCTGCTAGTTGGGCAACTGGTCTTTCTGCTCCAAATTATAACAGAGACCAGTTATAGTTTCGGTGCTGTGTTTTTTTTACAATATTGTGATAACACATTGCTGGCGGGAGTTTTGATATTTCTTGGCAGGGGCTGATGATGCGTTATCCTGATGTCGTCAACTCATATAAAATGAGATGAGAGATCATTGCAGGGTGGTTTGTAATTCGCTGTTTAGCGGGACAATATGTTGTCTGATACAAGACACCCGACGCCTCAGATTACTATAATAAAGACGAAGCATCCTTTGTATTGACCAACCGCCTGTTTAGGCGGTTCTTTTTGGGCTGGTTTATTGTATGCCAAATGATTATTAAAAAGGTTGTGTTAATAACAAAATCCGAAATAATATGCCTGCATATTTTTATCTTGCTTATATTCTGCATATTGTGCATAGCAGGCTCATCCCTGCAATCAAAACTGTATGATGAGTATTTTTTGTTTTCCTTTTTTCCAGTCATCTGATGATGACCTGCTTCTTTTTAATCCGGATCGACATCAGTTTTTTAAGATAATTCCTGCGAGTTATATGCATAAATACCACAAACTCCGCATTTTATGTGGTTGGGAGTTGCCGGGCGCGCAGTGAGTTTGCTAAGAAAACTCCTGCATGGTGAATCCCCCTGTGCGGTGGGGTGATACCATTAACCTTTTCTGTCGCCGACAGGTATCACGAACATTTTGTTCACCGGGAGGCACCCGGCACCATGCACTTCAATAGATTCTCTCCACATTATGGATATTCTTTCAGAATATCCCACGCAGACTTTGTGTAAATGTTAACAAATGTGCGTTTTATTTGATCTGATTCGCTGTTTGAGCGTCCAAAACAACGGTATATATAATCCTTTACTATATGACATATGTGAGGAAAAATGGGTTTTCGTAGCGCATCAATTCTTACGTTGATTATTAGTGGGATTATTATCGGGTGCACTGATGCTGTATCGACAAATTATCATGACCGTACATCATATTACTCCGATAAAGTAATAGAGACACAGTATGTGAGTTCATCTGAACGTACTTCTGATGTTAGTGAGGATATCCGTCTGTATGCCCATCAAATCAAGAGCGCCATCGAAAAACAGTTCGGGGATGCGAGTAAGTATTCAGGAAAAGAGTGTACACTGAGAATGCATATGGCCCCGAATGGCCTTCTACTGGAGGTTAAAAGAGAAAGTGGAGACCTCGATTTATGTCGTGAAGCGATGAATGCGATAAAGAATGCTGATATACCTGCCCCCCCTTCGCCGGAAGTATATAAAGTATTTCAAAATGGGGTGCTGGATTTTAAACCCTGATATTTATTGTTTTGTAATAAACGGTTTCGGCTTAGGTTTGTTCTGACACAGCTACGGCACTGAGCTAAATTTAGCGGATAGTCAGCTCTGAGCCAGTGGCGGACGTAACAACTACTATTGCTGAGATTTTAATGGATTGAGGAGCAAGAAGTGGGATTAAAGAAAATCGTTATGTTGACTTTTTGGGTCGGTTTTGTTGCGGGATGCACACCTTTACACCCTTCAGATTGCCACAAAACTACTGCTACAGGTAGTTGCAGTTCAGGACGCTGGGATGATCAGGATGAATGGGGGGCGCAAGCGCGGGGAATCAGAGCTGCAATTAATGCCAAACTTGATGAGCCGCATAACTGGAAAGGGAAAAAATGCAGGTTGCATATGGAATTCTCTCAGGATGGCACGGCGTTAAAAATATCTACCAGTAACGGTGATAAAGCCTATTGCGAAGCGATAAAGTCCGCAGCTCATAAAGCCAAATTTCCGGCCTTCAACAATCCGGAAGTCTACAGAGATTTTCAGAAATCTGGCTTTGACATGCGAGGTTAGCTCTTCAATTACTATATCTCATTCATAGCAAACTGACAGATTTGATGATGTTCTATATACGAAACCTGTGATGTCAAGTCTGAGCTAATACAAATAAACATAATATCAGAGAAATACATTTTATTAGCTCGCTACGGCGAGCTTTTTATATTGCATCGTCTCCAGCATATATATCAATTAAGGCTCTGATTGATGTGTCTGAAAGCCTACACATAATAACTATGCCATCCGTTCCGTGCGGAGGTGAGGCTATGAAATCCATGGACAAAATTTCAACAGGCATTGCCTACGGCACCTCCGCAGGCAGTGCTGGCTACTGGTTTTTACAGTTGCTCGATAGAGTAACTCCGTCACAGTGGGCTGCAATCGGTGTGCTGGGTAGCCTGGTATTTGGCCTGCTGACGTACCTGACAAACCTTTATTTCAAGATTAAAGAAGATAAGCGCAAGGCTGCGAGAGGTGAATAATGCCTCCATCATTACGAAAAGCCGTTGCTGCTGCTATTGGTGGCGGAGCAATTGCTATAGCATCAGTGTTAATCACTGGCCCAAGTGGTAACGATGGTCTGGAAGGTGTCAGCTACATACCATACAAAGATATTGTTGGTGTATGGACCGTATGTCACGGGCATACAGGAAAAGACATCATGCTCGGTAAAACGTATACCAAAGCAGAATGCAAAGCACTCTTGAATAAAGACCTTGCCACTGTCGCCAGACAAATTAACCCATACATCGAAGTCGATATACCGGAAACAACGCGCGGCGCTCTTTACTCATTCGTTTACAACGTGGGTGCTGGCAATTTCAGAACATCGACGCTTCTTCGCAAAATAAACCAGGGCGATATCAAAGGCGCATGTGATCAGTTACGTCGCTGGACATATGCTGGCGGTAAGCAATGGAAAGGTCTCATGACTCGTCGTGAGATTGAGCGTGAAATCTGTTTGTGGGGTCAGCAATGAACAGAGTAACCGCGATTATCTCCGCTCTGGTTATCTGCATCATCGTCTGCCTGTCATGGGCTGTTAATCATTACCGTGATAACGCCATTACCTATAAAGCCCAGCGCGACAAAAATGCCAAAGAACTGAAGCTGGCGAACGCGGCAATTACTGACATGCAGATGCGTCAGCGTGATGTTGCTGCGCTCGATGCAAAATACACGAAGGAGTTAGCTGATGCGAAAGCTGAAAATGATGTTCTGCGTGATGATGTTGCCGCTGGTCGTCGTCGGTTGCACATCAAAGCAGTCTGTCAGTCAGTGCGTGAAGCCACCACCGCCTCCGGCGTGGATAATGCAGCCTCCCCCCGACTGGCAGACACCGCTGAACGGGATTATTTCACCCTCCGGGAACGACTGGTAATGATGCAGGCCCAACTTGAAGGTGCTCAGCAATACATAACCGAGCAGTGTTTAAAGTAAAATCTTAACTACAATATGATTCATTTTGATGATTGTTTCATAAGGAACAGTGAAGTAAGATCTAAGAGGAGTTAAATTTTATACAGTATAATCATAATATTGCAGCAAGGTGGTTATAATTGAAAGAATATTTAGATATGAATACATCTCATGTAAGAGTTGTTACTCATATGTGTGGGTTCCTGGTTTGGCTCTATAGTCTTTCAATGTTGCCACCAATGGTTGTAGCATTGTTTTATAAAGAAAAAAGCCTGTTCGTTTTCTTTATAACTTTCGTTATATTTTTTTGCATTGGTGGCGGAGCGTGGTATACAACTAAGAAATCTGGCATTCAATTACGTACCCGTGATGGGTTTATTATAATTGTAATGTTTTGGATTTTGTTTTCTGTTATTAGTGCATTCCCTTTATGGATTGACTCAGAACTTAATTTAACGTTCATTGATGCTCTGTTTGAAGGGGTTTCTGGAATAACAACAACAGGAGCAACTGTAATTGATGATGTTAGTTCATTACCTCGGGCATATTTGTACTATCGGTCACAGTTAAATTTTATAGGTGGTTTAGGAGTTATTGTTCTGGCGGTTGCTGTATTGCCATTATTGGGTATTGGTGGTGCAAAGCTTTATCAGTCAGAAATGCCGGGGCCATTTAAGGATGACAAACTCACTCCCCGCCTGGCCGATACGTCACGGACACTGTGGATAACTTATTCTTTATTAGGTATTGCTTGTATTGTCTGTTATAGACTTGCAGGAATGCCTTTGTTTGATGCTATTTGTCACGGGATTTCCACAGTTTCGCTTGGTGGTTTCTCAACTCATAGCGAGAGTATCGGATATTTTAATAACTATTTGGTTGAGCTGGTGGCTGGTTCTTTTTCCCTGCTATCGGCTTTCAACTTCACTCTTTGGTATATTGTTATTAGCAGGAAAACGATAAAACCTTTAATCAGAGATATTGAACTTCGTTTCTTTCTGTTAATAGCCTTAGGGGTGATCATTGTTACCTCTTTCCAGGTCTGGCATATAGGTATGTATGACTTGCATGGAAGTTTTATTCATTCGTTTTTTCTTGCCAGCTCCATGCTCACTGATAATGGTTTAGCTACGCAGGATTATGCAAGTTGGCCCACGCACACGATAGTGTTTTTGCTGTTGTCAAGTTTCTTTGGGGGATGTATAGGTTCAACTTGTGGTGGAATTAAGTCACTTCGATTTCTTATACTTTTCAAACAAAGCAAACACGAGATAAATCAGCTTTCTCATCCCAGAGCGTTGTTGAGTGTAAATGTAGGAGGGAAGATAGTTACAGATCGTGTAATGAGGTCTGTATGGAGTTTCTTTTTTCTTTATACACTCTTCACGGTGTTTTTTATACTGGTGTTAAATGGTATGGGATATGATTTTCTTACATCATTTGCAACAGTGGCTGCATGTATTAATAATATGGGATTAGGTTTTGGGGCTACTGCATCGTCATTCGGAGTGCTTAATGACATTGCAAAATGTTTAATGTGCATAGCTATGATTCTTGGTCGCCTTGAAATTTATCCTGTTATTATATTGTTTTCAGGTTTTTTTTGGCGCTCCTAATATATGGCTGATTTATAATTGTGAGTTTAATATTATGTTGACTCACTCATTGATCCAATACCTAACTTTACCAGCAACCCCTCCGTCCCCAGTAGCACTGGCTGCTGGGGTGCGTTTTATTCATAAAGCAAGGCTGTATGAGCGAGAAATTAAAGATAGTCTATCGCCCATTACAAGAATTGTCACCGTATGCGCACAACGCCAGGACGCACAGCCCTGAGCAGGTGGCACAACTGGTAGAAAGTATTAAGCAATTCGGCTGGACTAATCCGGTGCTGATTGACGAAAAGGGCGAAATTATTGCGGGTCACGGTCGTGTTATGGCGGCTGAAATGCTCAAAATGGATTCTGTTCCGGTCATTGTTCTGTCTGGCCTGACGGATGAGCAGAAAAAGGCGTACCGCCTGGCAGATACCTTCTGCCCGTAAGGTGAATGGTAAGGCGCTTTCAGCTGATATAACACTGACGCCGAAAGATATTGGTACGCTTAACTCAACAACAATGTCATTCAGCGGTGGTGCTGGTTGGTTCAAATTAGCAACGGTAACCATGCCACAGGCGAGTTCTGTTGTTTCAATTACGTTGATTGGTGGCGCGGGATTTAACGTGGGGTCACCTCAACAGGCAGGTATATCTGAACTTGTTTTGCGTGCAGGTAATGGTAATCCGAAGGGGATTACTGGTGCTTTATGGCAGCGCACATCGACAGGGTTTACAAATTTTGCCTGGGTCAATACATCTGGTGATACTTACGATATTTACGTTGCAATCGGAAATTATGCGACTGGTGTAAATATTCAATGGGATTATACCAGTAATGCCAGCGTGACGATTCATACGTCACCAGCATATTCTGCTAATAAGCCGGAAGGGTTAACGGACGGTACAGTTTATTCACTCTATACGCCATCAGAGCAGTTTTATCCGCCTGGCGCACCAATCCCGTGGCCATCAGATACCGTTCCGTCTGGCTATGCCCTGATGCAGGGGCAGACTTTTGACAAATCTGCATACCCGAAACTTGCAGCCGCTTATCCGTCAGGCGTGATCCCTGATATGCGTGGCTGGACGATTAAGGGCAAACCCGCCAGTGGTCGTGCCGTATTGTCTCAGGAACAGGACGGCATTAAATCGCACACCCACAGCGCCAGCGCATCCAGTACGGATTTGGGGACGAAAAACACATCGTCGTTTGATTACGGAACCAAATCCACGAATAACACCGGGGCGCATACCCATAGTATTAGCGGGACTGCAAATAGTGCCGGTGCGCAC